AACACGGTGTCCGGATCCGTGAAGACGATGGCAAGCTCGTTCAAGGCCGGATTCGCCAGCATCAGCCGAGGCCAGAGCTCGTTCACCGGACTTTCCGGCGCATTGGGTTCGCTCGTGCGAAGCCTGCTCGGCGTGGATGCCATCTGGAAACCGTTGGGCGCGAAGATCAGCGGCTTCGCCAGCACGGCAGTAGCCAAACTCAGCGGCTTCGCCGTACAGGCCGGCGCGAAAATCCAAACCGGCCTCAAAGGAGCCATCAGCGCCGCCCAGCAAACCCTCAAAGGATGGGGCGGCAGCATCGCCGCCACCGTGTCAGGCATCGCCAAACCAATCGGCGCGGCAATCACCGCATGGACGCAACCGATTCGCGACTGGGGAAGCCGCACCGGCAACACCATCAAAACGGCAGTCGCTACTTGGACCGCACCCATTCGATCATTCGGCGGCAAAATCGGCTCCGCCATCGGAGATGTCGTAGGAACAGTAGGACAGAAACTCGCACCGGTAGCCAACGTAGCCAAGAACTACTTCGGCAACATCGCCACTGCCGCCGGCGCGGTGTGGGCGAAGCTCCCGTCCGGCGCGCAGTCCGCTGCGGGAGCCATCGGCGGCGCATTGGGTGGTATGGCCTCAAGC